ACCCAATGCCAGACAGTGTGACAACGGCAAGTCCACGGCATACCAGATGCAGAACCTATTGGGCTGCAAGTTCAGTGTGCAAACGGACTATTCCAAGAACCAATTAACCATTACAAAGAACGCGATATGACACATACCAGGCCCCAAGTTGAACCCGATGGCCGTTACACCGTGCAGGAAGCGGCAAAGGCGTTAGGAGTGGAGCGGCACACCATCAAACGCTATTGTGATAATGGTTTACTCAAATTCAAAATCCGTAAGGCCGACAATCGGAAGATAACGACGGGCAAATGGATTATTGAGTGTTGGGAAGAAACGTACCTTTAATAATTGAGCGTATGCCACTAATAGGAGCAATCATTGAAATTGCGCTTTGCGTCGGACTGACAATCATTCTGGCCAAAGACATCAAGGCGTTAGCCAAAGAAATGAGCGAATAACCCACTTAATTATAAGTCGTATGAAAACAGATTTTGACATTCACATTCATGTGGATTTGGGCGTAACGCCCGAAGTCGTGGCGTTGGTCAATGCCATCATTGGCCGACAGTCATTTGGCCAGCCACAAGTGACCGCCCCGGCAGCATCAGCCGCCGAGCCGAAGCCCAGACGTGGCAGAAAGAACGTGGAGCAGCCAGCCCCACAAGTTGAGGACACAGCGCAGGGTGAGCAGCAGGGCGATGAGGCCCCAGCCGATGCCCCGGCAGGGGAAGCCCCAGCCGCCGAGCAGCCACAAGCCGACCAAGCCCCCAAGGAACTGACAGAGCAGGACATCCGCGAGGCAATGCACCGTACCCGTCAGCGTATCGAGGGCGAGAATTACAAGGATGAGACAGATGGCGAACTTTATCAGAAGTACCACCGCCAACTGACATCACAGTTTAAGAACATTGCCGCCCTGTTAGGTGCTGACAAGCCATCTGCATTGCCAGCCGATAAGCGAGAGCAGTTTATCAGAGAGTGTGACGACCTCATTATTGGTGAAGATGGCACGATACAGTCTAAACCAGCACCCTTTTGAGTTATGGCAGCACACGCATTATTAAGCCCATCAGCCGCACACCGTTGGCTGAATTGCACAGCCGCCCCACGTCTGGAAGAGGGCATTAAAGATGAGGGCAGCAGCTTTGCCGAAGAGGGTACGTTGGCCCACGCCTATTGCGCCAAGCATCTGAAATCGTTTTTGGGTATCAGCACCAAGGGCGAGGATGAGGAAATCAAGCAGCTCAATGAAACGTACCACACGGGAGAAATGGATGAGTACACCGACATTTACAAGGTGATTGTGTTAGAGAAATTCAATGCCGCCCGTGCAAAGACAGCCGATGCCCAGTTATTGGTTGAGGTACGTTTGGACTTTTCCCAATGGATGCCGGAGGCATTTGGCACAGCCGATGCCGTAATCATTGCCGATGGCACAATGGAAATTATAGATTTCAAGTATGGCAAGGGTGTCAAGGTGTCGGCACACAACAACCCCCAAATGATGATTTATGCGTTGGGCGCGTACAATCAGTTTTCGTTTGAGTACAACATCGAGCGTGTCAGAATGACCATTGTACAGCCCAGGATTGACAACCTGAGCGAGTTTGAGCTGAGCAAATGGGAGTTGCTTGCATGGGCAACGTACCAACTCCAGCCAAAGGCCAAAGAAGCGTTTGATGGCAATGGCCGACAGATGCCGGGTGCATGGTGTCAGTTCTGCAAGGTGAAAGCGACCTGCAAGGCATTGGCCGACCTCACTTTTGCAGCCGTCGAGCAGCACCCCGACCCCAAGACCATTACACCCGATGAAATGGCCACCCGTGTTTTGCCGATGGTTGATGTAATCAAGACGTGGATTAAGGGCGTTGAAGATTACACGCTGGAGCAGGCATTGAACGGCACGAAATACCAAGGTTACAAATTAGTTGCAGGGCGCAGTATCAGAAAAATCACTGACCCAGAGGCCATGATGGGCGCATTGTCTGCAAATCAGTTTGCCGAAGATGCCTATATGCGCCCACGCGAACTAAAGACCATTACCGATTTGGAAAAGGTGATTGGCAAAAAGCGGTTTGCCGAGATTTGCGGTGAGTGGATTGACAAACCACAAGGCAAGCCCACATTGGTTGAGGCCAGCGACAAACGCCCAGAGTTGGAGGCCGACGATTTCAACAACGTACAGTTAAGCGAGTAATCAACATAAGTTAAACAGTTAAAAAGTAATCAAGTTATGATGAAACCTAACATTTTGCCCAAGAACGACGGGCGAACCGTAGTAATCGGCCCCTGCCGATTGAGTTACACACACCTTTTTGAGAAGTGGACAGGCCCCGATGGCGACGAGAGCCGTGCCAAGTACCAGACGGGCATACTCATTCCCAAAAAGCAGAAAGAGACCGTGGACGCGCTCAAAAAGTGCATTGATGCCGCCTACCAGCAGGCCATAACCAAGTATTGGGGAGGCAAGAAACCCACCATCAACGAAACATCGGACGCATACCCGTTGCGCGATGGCGACAGCAAAGACGATGATGCCTACCAAGGCCATTATTACGTCAATGCCAAGACCGGGAAGAAACCCAGCGTGACCGACCGAAACGGCGATGCCATCATGGACGAGGACGAGATTTACAGCGGCGTGTGGGCATGGGTGTGTATCACATTCTATGGCTACAAGGCCAATGGTAAGTGTGGCATTGCCGTTGCGCTGGATGCCGTGCGTAAGTGCAAGGACGATGAGCAGTTTGGCGGCAGCGTCAGCCAGCAGGAGGCATTTGGCAATATCCCGATGGATGATGAAGATGATGAGGATTTGTAAACCGTGAAATTTGGCCGTGGGTGGTGGTAGTGGTAACACCCACATGGGATTAAAGGTTAAGGACACCCACGGTCATTTTCCTAAAACGAGATTATGACAGAATTAGGTATTGACATCGAAACTTACAGCAGCAACGATTTGGCCGATTGCGGAGTTTACAAATACGTTGAAGCCCCTGATTTCACGATATTGCTTTTTGCATACAGCGTGGATGGTGGCCCCGTCGTATGTGTGGATTTGGCGCAGGGTGAAGAATTGCCAGCCGATGTTATGTCATTGGGGCAATGCGGTGAGGTGCTGAAATTGGCCGATGGTAAGATGAAAGAGGGCAAAATCCTAATCCGTTATTTCTCCATCCCGGCCAAGAACGGCAAGCGGCATTTACCAAGCGACGCGCCCGATCGTTGGGAGGTATTCAAAAAGTACAATATCAGAGACGTGGAGGTTGAGCAACAGATTTTGGCCAAGGTGCGCCGTCTGGAGGCCCCTGCATTTGACGATGAGTTGTACATTGCCGACCAAGAAATCAATGACCGTGGCGTGATGATTGATTTGCCGTTGGTTGAGGCCGCTGCAAGGTTTGACGATGAGTTTAAGGCCGAGTTGCTGCAAGAGGCAAAGACCATAAGCGGATTGGAGAACCCCAACAGCCCAGCCCAATTGAAAGACTACATTTCCAAGGTTACGGGCATGACCGTGGCCAGCCTCAACAAAAAGAATCTGGATGAATTGGACGGCCAATTGAAGTATTGGCCAAAGGCTCAGAAGATTTTGGCATTGCGCCGTGAAATGGGTAAGACCAGCAATAAGAAGTATGCGGCCATGTTGAAATGCGTTTGCAATGATGGCCGTATTCACGGACTTTTGCAGTTTTGCGGTGCAGCACGTACAGGCAGATGGGCAGGCCGATTGGTGCAGGTGCAGAACCTACCACAGAACCATTTGGAAAGTTTGGACGATGCCCGTTATTTGGTACGTCAGGGTGATTTGACAGAGTTTGAAATGAATTATGCCAACGTCACCTATGTACTCAGTGAGTTAATCCGCACAGCGTTCATTGCAGCACCAGGCCACACGTTTCATGTATGCGACTTTTCAGCCATTGAGTGCCGTGTGATTGCATGGTTGGCAGGTGAGCAATGGGTGTTGGACGTATTCCGGCAGGGTGGCGACATCTATTGTGCCACAGCAAGCCAGATGTTTAACAAGCCCGTCGAGAAGCACGGCCAAAATGCTGAGTTAAGGCAGAAAGGCAAGATTGCAACATTGGCATTGGGATATGGTGGCGGTGTGTCTGCATTGGAGGCAATGGGTGGCAAGCGTTTAGGTTTGACAGAATCCGAAGAAAAGGAAATCGTGAATCTTTGGCGTAATTCCAACCCCAAAATTGTGAAGATGTGGGCCACGATCGAGAAAGCTGCCATTACAGCCCTAAAGACGGGTAAGACCGTACCCGTACATCGTGGCATTGAGATTGGCAAGCGATGGGGGATGCTGACAATAACATTGCCGTCTGGCCGTGTTATCTGTTACCCCAGAGCAAATGTTGGCATTGAATATGGCGACGGATGGCGTGGCGACCACGAAATTATTGAGTATGAGGGTTTGAACCAGACCACCAAGAAATGGGGCAACGTCAGAACGTATGGCGGCAAACTCACAGAGAACATTGTGCAAGCCATTGCCCGTGACATATTGGGCATTGTCATTCTGAGGGCCAGGCAACAGCACCTCAACGTGGTTTTCCATATCCATGATGAAATCATTGTCGAGGCAACGCCCGACCAGACGTTGGCCGACGTGGAGGCACTGTTTAGCACCCCGATTGATTGGTGTGCGGATTTACCCCTCAAAGGTGCAGGTTACACCACACCTTATTATTTGAAAGATTAGTTTAACAACCCCAAATTTAATTATCGTATGACAGAGAATCAGAAACTAAAGATGGAACTTTTGAAAGAGTTTGTTGACACCCCCAGAGGATGCAATGGGCGTTTTGTTGGTGCAGGGTGAGCGCAGTATCATTATTGCACTCCGAGATTGCAACGATGGTGAGGAAACGACATTGACCAAACAGAAAGACCCGTCGAACCTCAAAGGCAACTACATTGACACCTGCATTGATGCCGTGGCCGATTGGAACGGCCAGAAGAACACCGAACATCTAAAGGCCGTCGGACTGTCTGACAATATCAGCCTGAGCGATGGTTGGTACATTCCAAGCATGGGTGAAATGCTGTTTATCTTCACACATCGTAAGGAGATCAATGCAGCATTGGAGAAAGCAGGTGGCCAGCCCATTGCCGATGATTGGTATTGGACTTCAACCGAGTACAGCGCGGCCGACGCATGGGCTCTGTCCCTCTACGGCGGCATCATGAACCCCAACCTCGCTAAGGCCACGACCACGCATCGAGTGCGCCCCGTCTCAGCATTTATTTCTTAATCTTCAAACTTTAATCTTTGGCACGGCGAAAGCCGTGCCGATAATAGGCAAACGACAATGAAAGTAACATTTAAGCATACAAGGCCAACAAGAGCCATTGAAGAGACCATTGACACCAAGGTTGCAGCCCAGATGGCTAATGACAACAACGGTGCAGTCATTATTGATGATGGAGATTACCCCGTTTATTACGTGGTCAAGGTACAAGTGAAAGTGTGGTGTTTCTGGATTACCATTTGGGAAAAGCATTGCGACATTTCCGATGGTGACACACGCCAGCATATTATTAACGAAGCAAATGATTTGTTCAAAACGATGGAGGGCCAGGACAATGAAAACTAAGAAGCAAAAACGGCATTTCGTACAGTTAGAGTTATTCCCCGAATACGCTTTGCCACAAGGGGGGGGGAGCAAGTAACGAGCAACCCCAGAACGTGAAAGATAACAAGTAACCGACAGCAGCATCATGGCATTTGTGATTGACCTTTTCCATCAAGTCGTTTATGAGTACGACCGTCATACAGTCGTGGCCGATTATACCGACCAATGGCCCCAATATAATGTGTACGACCCTAAAGGCCGATGGATAGGTTGCACAAATGCCGTGTGCGAAGCGAGTTGGAAAGCGAATTGCAGACAAATAATCAAGCATACCCCGATATGATTGTTTTATCCTTATTTGACGGCATGAGTTGTGGCCAGATTGCATTACGCGATATGGGCATACCCGTCACACGCTATTATGCAAGCGAGATTGACAAATGGGCAATCCAACAAACTCAACTCAATTTCCCGGACACCGTGCAATTGGGCGACGTGCGTAACGTCGAGGCACGGACGTTGGGGCATATTGATTTGCTCATTGGAGGAAGCCCGTGCCAATCGTTCAGTTTTGCAGGCAAGCGTGTTGGCATGAGTACGACAGCCCATGAAAAGGTGCTGACATTGGCACGTTATATGGAACTGAAAGAGCAAGGATTTGAGTTTGCAGGGCAAAGTTATCTGTTTTGGGAGTACGTGCGAATTTTGGCAGAGGTCAGAGAGGCCAACCCCGACGTGCTTTTCATGCTGGAAAACGTGGAAATGGGCAAGCAATGGGAGGCCGTCATTGACCAGGCATTGGGCGTGAAAGGTGTGCATATCAATTCCGCGTTGGTATCGGCACAAGTCAGAAAGCGCATCTATTGGACTAATATACGAACATTCCAAGCCGATTTGTTTGACGTGCCGGAAAGTGCAATACCACAGCCGAAAGACCGTGGGATTTTGCTTAAACACATTCTGGATGATGAAGTGCCAGACAGATTTTATTTGAAGCCAGAGACCATTGAGAAGTTATTGCAGCATAAGCAAAGGAACAAGGCCAACGGCAACGGTTTTGGTGCAAAATTCCATCAAGGGGGGGGGGGAAGATGACAGCAGTAACGGTTAAAGGCAAAGGAATGTACGATTTAGTGTGTGTGGCACAGCGAGGGCATGAGTACCGAGGTGAGCCAGCACATTTTATCCCATGCACCACCGAGGGCAAAACAAACTCCATTACCACGGTGCAGAAAGACAACTTAATCCTGCAAAGGCCACACGGCAAAAACAATGGTGCTGTTTACGCTGATAAAGCCCCGACCCTCACATCTAACTCATGGCAGCAAAACAACCATGTGACAGATGGCCGTATCAGGCAGCTCAACCCATCCCGTGAAAGTGGAGGCACACAGCCGTACCAGCAAAACAGAGTATATGACCCAGAGGGCCAGGCCCCAGCGTTGATGAATGGCCACGGTGGGCAAACGATCAATGCGTTAGTGGGGGGGGATGCACCGATAAGGCGATTGACCCCAGCAGAGTGCGCCAGATTGCAGACAATTCCCGATTGGTACAAATGGGAGGTGAGCGAAGCCCAGCAATATCGTATGATAGGCAACGGGTGGACGGTGGAAGTTATCAAACACATCTTTTCTTTTTTACCCGATGAGTTCAAGCATGAAGCAACAAGTGAATAAAGCCGAATGGCACGAATATCAAAAGGTATGCCGTAATTGTGTTTTCTGGCAGTCAGAGGGCAATGACACACCGATGGGCGTTTGCACCCTGACTGACACCCTCAAACATGAAATGCAACAGTCGTGCAGCGATTTAAGATTTACAGTATATGATACAGAGCAAAGATGA